TGCACCCACCAACAGCACCAGCGCAAGGCTTGTTCACCGACATGATCCAGCAGCACGAAGGACTGGCCGAGGAACTGGCAGCACCAGCGCAGCCAGAGGGTACCAACAGTAATGGTACCCCTGCATCAGCGCAGCCACTGACATGCACATGGACACCCGAAGATGACGACAACATGCCCGGCACATGGGCATCATCATGCGGTGAGCTTTGGAGCTTTATCGACGGTGGCCCAGATGAAAACCGGGTGTCATATTGCCATCATTGTGGCGGCAAGGTCATCAAAGGAGCATCACTATGACCTGCATTCGCTTTGGCGGCGAACGCCCCAATGACCCTATTGGTTTTGTCTGCGTCAATGATCAGGTGCGTTTCCATGTTGGCAACAAGTACATCTGGATGAGTTGGCACAAGTGGACAGGCCCGACCTTTTACACAAAGAAAAACGGGCAGGAAATTTACTATGAGCCAAAGGATGAAACAGACCCGGTGTGGCCTGTGTTTGAAGCGTGGCACGCAAAGCAGAAAGGAACAAAGCCATGACCCACACCCTCAACAGCGCACACACCGTGGCCATCGACCCGAACTATTACTGGCAGCCCATCCAGACCGCACCGCGTGGCGTCAAGGTGCAGCTGCTCGGGGCCGGGGGTGTGGCGATCTACTCGACTTATCACGGTGATAAATTTTTTGTAGCCTGGGCGCCACTGCCGCGCATACCCACCGACTGGGCGGCAGCATGACCCCGCAAATCATGACCAGCGAACAAGTGGCCGAGTTGATTGGCTGCACCGACAAGACCGTGGACGACATGGCCCGTGGCGGCAAGCTGCCGGCGGCCAAGATTGGCAACAGGTGGCTGTTTACCGCTGACCGGCTGCACGACTACATCAACCGCCAGATCGACGCGCGCGAGGTCAGGCCGGTGGCCAGCGCGGTCAAGCACCCGGTGCGCAAGTTGCCCGACTTGACGTTGCTGGGTTAACCCAGGCGCGCCGCCAAATCTTCCCCGCGCAGTGACGCATAACGCAATGCCATGCGGGTGTCAGACCACCCCATGATCTTGCAAATCTCAATCTCGGAAAACACCCAGCGCCCGGCGGCGTCGCGCAGCTCGAACCAGGCGCAGGTGGCACAGTGGCGCAGGTCGTGCTCGGTGCAGTCGGCCACCCCGGCGTAATCAAACAGCGTGCCGAAGCGATTGGACAGGCGCGAGGTGCAACGCGGCTTGTCAAGCGGCGTGCCGTCCCAAAACGCAAACACCAGGCCCACGCGGTCGCGGCACCAGTTTTGCAGCGGCACACGAAGGCTGCGCACCAGGGGCACGGTGCGCGGCTTGGCCTGGCCCCGGTGTCCTTTGCTGCCGGCCACGTTGATGACCCAGCGCGCAAAGTCAATCTGGTCAACGCGCAGGCTGTAGGCCTCGGACAAGCGCATGCCGGTGGCCAGGATCAATTCAAACAACAGCGCAAACGCCGGGTCGGCAGGCAATGGCCGCTGGCGGTCGGGCCGGGGGGTGCCGGCCAATGCGGATCTGGTGCGCTCCAACTCACCCGCGTCCAGGCGGCGGTTGCGTTGCTCGTCACGGCGCACCTCGCGCCCGGCGTCTTTCAGCGCGGCCAGCTCATCAGCCGTCGGGCTGGCGTAACCGCGCGGCATGCTGCGCAGCGGGTTGGCCGCCGCCTCGCCCATTTTGCGCCGATACCAGTCAATCACCCGCGCCAGGCACTCGACCCGCTTGCGGATGGTGCCCGGCGCCAGGTGGTCGTCCACTTTGAGCCCGGAAACCCACAGATCGGCCCAGGCTGGCGTAACAGCCAACAGCCTCACATCGCCCTTGGTGGTGCTGATCAAATTGATTGTGGCGCGATCTGACAAGGCGCAGTTTGACTCGGCCAGGTATTGCGTGATGATGCGCGCCAGGGTGGGGTTGCTGCCGCGCTTTTCGGCCCCGGCCAGTTCCAGCGGGACAATGCCCCTTGAAAGTAGGCCTTCAAGTTGCGACCCATAGGCCTTAGCCTCGTCTTCAGTATCAAATGTATGAAAAAACGGCGCTGGCAATAATTGGTGTTTTACGCGAAGCTGCCAGCGTTCGCCGCGCTGCTGGATGGATGCCATAAATGGTACGTTTATCCCTTCTGCCTTCGCCAAATGAAACTCTTGGTCATGGTTGATTCCCATGGTTGCAAGAAATCTTGCCTTCTCAGCCTCATATGCCGCCTTTGCCAAATAGATTGACTTGAACGAACCCAGGCGCTTGGTCTTTCCATTTTCACGAAAGAATGAAACGAATGGATGGGTCAGACTCTTGTTTGGTTGAAGACAAACCCCAAGCACATTCAATTTTTTATTCTTGCCTGGGTGAACTCGACAGATTGAATTTTGCGCAGCGGTCAGCTCGCGCAAATTAGACCAACGATTGTCGGACCTGTTGCCATTGATGTGATCAATAACGTTAACCGGCCACACACCAGTTTTCATGCACCAGATGATGCGATGCGCGTAATAACTTCGGCCTTTTACGCTTGTCCTGATATAGCCGCGTTTTTGAAGACACCCAACACGCTCACCCTGAAAATAACCACCTTTCCAGAAAAGCTCACCGGAATCACTGTTGTATTGAAACAGATCATCCAGCATGGATTTATCTGGAATTTCAACCGCTACAAAGTTGCGATCGGCCTGCATATTAACCCCTTTGGAGTCATGTAAGCCTACATTTTAGCGACTCATCTACACGGATAGGTTTTTCTTTTTTAAGAAGCACTGCTTCTGCACGGAGTAGCACAAAACCGCTTTTGCCCGACTTTTAGGCAGTTGCTTACAGCACTTTGCTACAGTGTTTGTAGCGTGCTTGGCTTGATTTATAAGGGGATTTGGTGGAGGCGCGACCCAGAGTCGAACTGGGCTAGACGGATTTGCAAGCGGTTTAGGTGCCATATTCCCTATTAAAATCAACAACTTGCAAGGCTCCAAAAACGTGCTACAAAACATGAACCTTACAAGCCTTGATTTTAGGCTATTTCGTCGCCACATCCCTGACCTTCTCAAACGTGCGCAAGCCTGATATGCCCAGCATGCCGGTGATGACGGTCCACAGCAGGTCGATGTTGACGCTGGGCGGTGCCGGGTAGCCTTTGGATGTCGCCCACCAGGTCAGCAGCGGCTGGCCGATGGTGGCGTAGATAAAGCCCACACCACCGGCCCAGCCAAAGAAGGGGCGCCAACCGGCCACAAAGATGCTGGGGTGCTGCGCCTCTCGGGCGTTGATCTCCAACTGGGCCAGCACTTGCTTCAAGTCGCCGTCTTGCGTCATCTTGAGCAGTTCCAGCTCGGCAGCGGCTTTGGCTGCGGGGTCGGGAAACAGGCGGTCGATGATGCCTTTGCCAAGCTCAAATAGGGGTCCAAGTAAAAGCGGATTCATGGGGTCATGCCTCCATCAAATTAGACGCAATGCGGCGTGCCCAGCCCTTGCCAAAGGTGCCCCAGGTGGGCAGGTCGGTCATGAATTTCAGGCGCTGGCCGTTGTAGTGCGCCACCAGCGATGCCGCAGGGATCAACCCGGCGGCTTTGAGCGTGAGCGGCCCCAGCGCGCCGTCGTCTGCCACGGCCAGCGCGCGCTGTAGCCACTTGATGGACTGCACCGGCCCGCTGTTGACTGCGCCGTCAAAAACAGCCCAGCGCACGCCGGCTGGCAGGTTGACAATGCCTGGGTCGTCCCAGTAGCGGGCGCGGTAAATGGCTTTGGCCACGGCCACCGGCATGTCGCGCATGGGGCCAGGGTAGCCACTGCGCCGGGCCACCGCCACGGTAACGCCCCACATGGTTTCGCCGCCTGGGTCTGCCGGGTTGTTGCTGTAGGCGCCCTCGTGCCCTAGCAGCCGGTCAAACGCTTGGTCAAAATTGCTCATTTCCAGCCCCAGAAGTCCATGAATTTACGCAGCCGCTCAAAGTACGATTCGACTTCATTCATGTCGCACTCCTTTGAAGTGAATCGCGTCGCACGTTGACTTGTCGGCCTTGTTATCCAGCTTGCCGTCGATCTTGTCGAGCTTGGCAAACAGCGCGGCGGCAATGCGATCCATCTCGTCCTTTTTTACATACACGCCCGTGACCAGTAGTTCGATCTTTTGCACCTTTTCAGTCAGTGCCTCGTCTGAGTCGTGCAGTGATTTCAAGCTGTCTTTCAGCGAATTGAGAACCCACATGCACATGGCCCCAGCCACGCCAAATGCGATATTGAGAAGTGTTTGAACATCCATGTCAATCCTTAAAAAAAATCTCAATCTGCCACAGGTAGGCGTTCTGGCAGTGGTTGGTTTGCCAAGGCCGAAACAGCCAGTCGATCAGCGGCACGAACACTTTGCCCTGCCAGCGCCCACGCAGGCGCATGTCCCACGCCAGCGCAGAGATCGTCTCGCCTTTGGTGTACCGCCCAAAGCTGCCAGCCCACAGCACCTTGATGTCCAGCCACAGCAAAAACGGCAGTAATTTGCTCATTTCAGCGGCCTGGTAAACACAAACTGGCGCATCACGCTCTCGCGCAGCCCGGCGGCGTCGGCGTGTTTGGCGTGTTCCAGCCAGCTGGTGATGGACTGGCGCACGCGCGGCCACTGGATCTGGTGGCGGCTGTAGAGCTTTTGCAAGATGCGCAGGGTGCGTTTGATGCGGCTGATGCTGTTTTTGCGCAGCAGGCGGTGGGTGGGCCAGATGCGGTAGCCCAAAAAGTCAAGGGCGCGGCCACCAAAGCTGCCCACCGGGAACACTTGCGTTTTGGTGTTGGTTTTGAGCTGCAGGCGCGTGGCCAGAAAGGTTTCGATCAGCGCCAGGCGCTGGTGCAGGTGGGCCTTGTCGTGGTGCACGATGACAAAGTCGTCCATGTAGCGGATGTAATTCTTTTCACGCAGCGCGTGTTTGGCGAATTCGTCCAGCTCGTGCAGGTAGATGTTGGCGCACAGTTGGCTGGTCAGGTTGCCAATGGGCAGGCCGACACCGGCCACCGGGTGCACCTGGTCTGCGGAGTCGATGATGTGCTCCAGCAGCGCCAGGGTGCGCGGGCAGGCGATGCGCTTGCGCAGCAGCACTTTGAGCGTGGCGTGGTGAATGCTGGGGAAGTATTTGGCAATGTCGCCTTTCAGTACATAGACCCGGCCATGCTCGCGCTTCACCTGGCGCAGCAGCGCCTGGGCGCGGTCGGCGCCACGGTGCGTGCCCCGGCCCGGGCGGCAGGCGTAGTTGTCGGCCACAAAGCGGCGCTCCCAGATGGGCTCGATGGCGGCCACCAGGGCGTGCTGCACCACGCGGTCCCGAAACGGCAGCGCGGCCACCAGGCGCTCTTTGGGCTCGTGGACCAAAAAGGTGCGGTAGGTGCCGGTGTGGTAGCTGCCCCAGATCAGCTCGTTTTGCAACGCGATCAGGTTGCCCTCCAGGTCAGCCTCAAAGCGCTGCACCTCGGGCATGTTGCGCTTGCCGGCACGGGCGCGGCAATAGGCCGCGTGCAGCGCGTCAAACGCATACACCTGCGGAAATAAATTGTTGTACGTCTTGGCCATGGGGTCTGCGGTAAAACCCCGAGGGGCGGTGAAGCCGAACGGTCGCCCGCAAGGGCTACTGGAACGGTTCACCTGTTGAGTATTTTGGTGTCGGGCAAGTGCCCGGACCAGGGAAGGACCATCCTTTTGAGGGGTGTGCTGGCGGCAGGCCCAATAGGCCTGACGCATCTGACGGTCCCCAAGAGCGGGGCGGGCACCGATGTTCGTGTTGGAGTTGGAACGGGCGTTGTTCAGGTTCAAGATAAACACGCCGGCTGTCAGGCCGTTGTCCCAGTTACCGCCACGGATGGCGAGCCGCTTCAATGGGCCTCCCCCACAGGCGCACCCATTGACTTGATCCAGCCGCCGATCATGCGGCCAATTTCGTCATTGAGCTTTGCCCATGTTTCGTACTTCTGAAAGTCCAGGTAGCCCAGCTCCTTGCCCAGCCGCACTTGGCAGCGCAGCAGGTCAAGCTCGGCGTCGAGGTCTTGCAAAGTGGTTTTCTTGTGGTAGCGCTTGTTGCACACCACGATGAGCCGCAACAGGCCCAGCATGCTGACGCGGATCTCGGCGGCGAGCACATGGCGCTCAAACTTGGGGAACTGGCGCAGCGCCACATAGCCGTACACGATCATCGCTTCGCACTTTTGGCGAATCAACAGATCGGTCACCCTGGGTGGGGTGTCGGGCTTGGGGTCGGTGCGTGAACTCATTGGGTTTGGGCTTTCACACGGGCTCTCGCCCGTGCAGAACAGGTTGCAGGTGGTCAGATGTCAGAGGACAAAAGCGGGGCGGGCACCGAAGCTCGGGCCGGAGTCGGAACGGGCGTAGTTCAGGGCCAAGATAAACACGCCGGCCGCCAGGCCGTCGCCCCAGTTACCGCCACGGATGGCGAGCGCTTCAATGCCCGCATTCAGGTAAATGGCGTCGCCCCCCAGGCCGCTACCGGCAATCGGGTACAGGCCGTAGGCTTTCATCAGCGTCAGCGCGGCGGCGCTCACTGGCGTGCCGCTGGGGTTGGTGATGCCCTGGAAGCTGGAACCGCTGCCGCGCACCAGGGTGTAGGCGGTGGTGCCGCTGGTGGCAAACTTCACCGTGCCGGCGCTGCCGGGCGCCACCAGCGCACCCGTGGCGCCGTCAATGGCCTGCCAACTGGCCGAGCCTGCGGCCATGTCGGTGGCGTTGAGGGCGGCGTTGTTGTTGACGATGATGTTGACCTCGCCCAAGTTCAGGCGCGCGCCTGGAGCCCATTCGTTCACATTGCCATTCAGGTCAGCCATGCCAAACGGGGTGTTGTTGTGGCGCCAGCTGGTCGGGCCGCTGCCGGTCAGGGTGCGGCCCTGGCTGCCAATGCTGCTGCCAGTGACAATGGCGCCATCGCTGCGCACGCCCAGCTCGGTGGTCACGTCGCTGCTGCGGCCATGCGCGGTGTTGCCACGCGGCTGGGTGCCGTTTTTCCAGCACCACAGGGCCATGGCGGCCCATTCGATGTTGTTCATGGCATGCCAGCCGGTGCCGTTGGCGCGGGCCAGTGCCACCGCCGCGTCATGGGTGATGGTGTTGATGGGGTCGACACCGGGCAGGCTCAGCATTTCGCCATTGCGGCTGTGGCCGATGTGCTGGCCCAGGTAGAGGTAAGACTTTTCCACGCCATCGACCACAAAGGCCGGGTGGGTGCCGGTGCCCAAAGAGGCGTCGATGCTTTGCAGCGTGAACTTGGGCACCACGGCCATGTAGCAGGGCTGGCCCTTGGCGGTGTACAAAACAGTGTTTTGACCCAGGCTGGCGGCTTCGACGCTTTTGCGCAGGGTGTCGGGGATGCTGATGGTCAAGCTCATGGTTTACTCCTGGATGGGTTGGGGGGCGGCGGGGGTGTCGCGCTCCAGCGCGGCGGCCAGGTAGGCGCTGTAGAGCACGGCATAGACCTCGGCGTAATTCATGCTCATGCCGGTCAGCGCGCCGGTGGCCGGGTTGCGCAGGGCAATTTCCTTGGCTGGGTCAAACGGCACGGCCATGGCGCCCATGGGGCGGCGCACTTCGGTGCCGTCGGTCAGCGCCAGCACGCTTTCCTCGTCAAAGCGCACCGTGGGCACGCCTTGGCGCGGGTTGTCGATGACGATCTGGCAGCAACGCTGCCAGGTGGTGCCGGTCACGGCAGATTCGCGGTAGTCAGACATGGTGGGGTTCCTTCGGGGTGGGTGGGTTAAGGGGGTTTACCAGGTGGCGTGCAGCGTGCGGCGCCAGGTGTTGGTGTTGGTGCAAACGTAAAGATAAGTCGCGTCCCAGCAAAACTCGCCAGTGTTGCCAGCGGCGCCACTGGTGGCAGGGGTGCGGGCGGTGCGCACGCGCATGGTGTTGGCGTTGACATCGAGCACACCCGTGGGGGTGCTGGTGCCCAGGCCGACGTAGCCATTGGCGTCCACGCGCAGGCGCTCGATGCCGGCGGTGCTCGCGGCCAGGGTGTCGGCAGCGGGGAAAAACAGCCCGGTGTTGGGGTCGCCCGCGGCGTCCAGGCTGGGGTTGTCGGCGCTGCCGGCGCGCAGTTGAATGTCACCGCCGGCAATGGCGCGGGCGGTCACGCCGGCCAGGTCCAGTAGATGCGCCAGCTCATAAAGCATTTGCGTGATGGCGGCGTCGTATTCGGTGATGGCACCATTTAGCACAGGCTCCACACGCAGCAGCTCGCGGATAGATTGCAGCGCCATGTCGGTGGCATATTCAACGCCGCCCAGCAGCTGCTGGTCAGCCAAGATGCGGGCATCCACCTCCACCAGCGTGTTGCTCCAGGCGCTGCCCGACCACACCCGCAGGCTGGCCAGCACGGTGTCCCAGTACAGTGCGCCGGTCAGCAGCGCGGCGCCGTCGTTGTCCAGCGTCGGGGCCACGGCCTTGCTGCCCAGGTAGCGGTCGTCAAAGCTGTCAAAGCTGGCGGCGGCGGCGGCGGCGGCCCCGGCGGCGCCCTGGATGGCCACGATGTTGGTGGTGTTGGTCTGGATGGCGCCTAAGTTGGCATACACCGTGGCCAGGCCGGCGGCCATCAGCGCGTCGTGGTCCAGCACCACGGTGGCGTGTTTGGCGGTCACATCCTGCGCCAGGGCATTGGCCTGGGTGGCAAAGGTGGGCAGCGCCGTCATGAAGGCGTCGCCGCGCGCGGCAAAGGTGGCGGGATCGCTGCGGGTGGGCGGGGTGGGGAGTGCGGTGATGGTCATGTGAGTCCTTCGATTTCGGTGGTGCAGTAAGAAGTGGTGGCATAGGCCACATCGATAGAAAAGTCTTTGTAAAAACCGTACACCGTGAGCGGCTCAAAGCCGTCCGCGTCGGTGCCGATCCAGGCGCAGGGGGTGGCGCGCAGGTCGGCCAGCACGCGCTGCACTTTGTTGATTTGGGTGTTGGCCAGCATCATGCGCGCGCTCATGCGCTTGCTGTAGGCGCGCCGCGTGAAGGTGGTCACGCCGAAGGCGTCGGTGTCTTTGCGGCTGTAGTCGGTAATGCCAACGGTGGCGCCGTACTGGGTGCCGCCCAGGTCGTAGAAGGTGCCCACCAGACAGTTGCCGCATTTCACCGTGGTGCCACCGCTCAGGGTGATGGTAATGTGGGCGTTGCTGTAGGTGGGCAGGTCGGTCAGCACCACTTCAGAGCGCTGCACAAAGGCCTCAAAAAAGTATTGGTACCAGTCGGTGATGACCGTGCCGTCAAGGTTGATGAGCTTGGGGCCGGTAAGTGTCACATCGCCATACACAATGGCGCCGGCCAGCGCGTCGCGCACGGTGATGGCCAGTGAGGCGCCCTCCAGGTTAAACAGCGCCAGGCTGTTGGTGTAGCCGGGTTTGAGCACCACCGTCAGGCTGCTGGCCTTGCTGGTCTGGGTGCTGATTTCGCCGTCAAACATGGCCCAGGTGTTGGTGGGGCCTACATCGAGCCAGTTCACGGCGTCGGCGTCGGGGCTGGTGGCGCTGGTGCCCGCCAGCAGCCGGTAGTAGATGCGCTGGGTGCTGGTCAAGATCCTTTTGTCGCCCACGCTGTAGGCGCTGGCCGCTGCCCAGGCGCTGTGGGGCTCGGTGGCGTCGGTGCTCACCAAAATGGCGGCCACGATGGGGGTGGGTTTGACAACTTTCATGCGGCGACTCGGGTGGCCAAGGCGTCGCCGTCGGGCATGGCGCGGTCGAGCAGCTTGGCGGTTTTGTTGGTGTTGCTGGCGGTGGCGCGCGCCTCTTGGCGCAGCTCGGACACCTCTTGCGTCAGGCGCTCCACCAGGGCTTCCAGCCGGGCGGTGTTGCCACCCCCCAGCATGCCGCGCGTTTGGCTGGCGTTGAAGATGCGGCTGGGGCCGGTCACCTCCAGCTCGGGGCCGTTTTCACCGACGATGCGCAGGCCGCCGCTGTGGGTGCCACCGCTGGCAAAGGCGGGCACGCCGCCCAACTGGGTGACGATGGCGCGCAGCCCGGCGGCGCTGGTGCTGGTGCCGGCGTCAATGGCGTTTTTGAGGATGGCGGTGTTGGTGTCGAGCTCGCCCAGGGCCACGTCGATGCTGCCCAGTAGGCCCAGGGACTCGGCCTCATAGTTCATGCCAGCGGCGGCGCCGTCCAACTGGGCGGCAATGGTCTCGCTCTGGGTGTAGAGCTTGGCGGTGGCCAGCGCCCAGGCGCTGCGGGTGCTGCTGGTGTCCATCAGCGCACTGGTCAGCCCCGGCAGCGCGGCGGCCAGGTTGTCGGCATAGCCGGCCTTGGTGGCGCCGCCGGTGGCCAGCGCCAGGCTGTAGTTGGTGGCAAAGTCTCGCTGCTGCTGGGCCAGCGCGGCGCTGCTGTCAAGCTGGCCAAAGCGGGTGGTGCGCACCGCCTCGCGCAGGTTGGCCGCGCTGGCGGCCATCAGGCCGGCCAGTTCCTTTTGTGCCTCGTAGTAGGCCACGGTTTCCTCGCGCAACTGGCTCAGCACCTTGACGGCTTTTTCGGCGTCGCCGGTGTACTGGGTCATGGCATTTGCATAATTTAGCAAGGCGGTTTTGGCGGCGGCGTTGGCGGCGGTTTGGGCGGCTGTGGCCCCGGTCACAGTGGCACCCCCCAAAGCGGTGGTGATTTGGGCCAGCGTGGCGCGCTGCTCGGCAATGGCACGCTCGGTGGCGGCCATGACCTGGTTGGCGCTGTCCAGCGCGGTCCATGGCGAATCGGCATTGACCGCAGGGCGGGCGGTGCCCGAAGTCAGGTAACTCGACCAGGCCTGCCAGTCGGCGGCGTTGCCGCGTTCTTCAGCAATGGTTTTGGCTTGGGCCTCCAGGGTTTTGGGGGCGTAGCCGGCAGCATTCCAGGTGGCGCGGTTGGTGGCTGTGCTGAAGGTGTACGCGGCCACCGCCGTGGCAGCGCCGTATTTGACCAAAATGGCCTGGCTTTGTGCGGCCTTGTTCAGGTAATACGTCTGGTCGGTGGTCAGCTTGTTGGTGCTGGCGGTCAGCGCCTGCGACACGGCGGTTTGACTGCCCACCAGCTGGGTCACGTTGGTCAGGCTGGCATTTGCTGCCGCCAGGGTGGCGTGGGCTGATAACACGGCGGCATCACTGGGCAGCGCCACCTTGGCCCCGGTAATCTCAGCCGCCAGTTGCGCCGCCGTCTTGGGCTGCAGGCCCAGTATGCTGGCACTGGCGCCAGCCACGGCATCGCGCTCGCTGGCAATGCTTTTCTGCAGGTCGTCAAACCGCTTGGTGAGGGTATCAAAAAAGCTGTTGGCCGAAGCTGCAGCCGAAGCTGCAGCCGCATCAGCCACCGCGGCAAACTCGGGCGCCAGGGCCAGCATCACGGCATAGGTGCTCCTGCCCGCGTCGGTGGTGAGGTCGAGGCCTGACACGATGTCGCGGAAGGCGTCTTTGGTGGCGGGCATGGCTTGGCCCACCAGCGCCAGGCCCTTGGCCACGTTTTCCGAGGTGATGGCCAGGCGCTCGGCGTCGGAGTAAAACCCGCTGTAATAGGCGTTCAGCCGGGTGCTGAAGTTTTCCACACCGCCCGACAAGCTGATCAGGCCGGCGGCGGCGTCAAAACTGAGGTTTTTCAGGTTCTCGAACGGCAGCGCCAGCACGGCCTGGTTGAAGCCGTTGACCGCGCCCGCCACGGCGTTGATGTTGGCCAGCAGGGCATCGACCGCCTCACCCGTCAGGGTGTTGGCATTGATGCCGCTGAGCATGTCCTTGATGGTTTGCGGCACGTCGGCGGCGGTCTGCAGCGCCTGGATCGTGGCCTGCTTGAGCTGGGTGACGTAGTTGGCAAAGGCTTCGCCGGCGCTTTGCGACTTGAGGGGAAACTGGCCGTTTTTGTCGCCCTCGCGCCCGCTGTACTCACCAAAACCCACGCCGTCGATGTAGCCGCCGGCAAAGTCAAAGCCTTTGCCGTTGTCAGAGCTTTCCAGCCCGGCGGTGAAGCCGGTCAATTGGGCCTTGCTGCCCACAGCGGCCAATGCGGCCTCGATGCTGTCGGTGGCCACGTTGAACAGGCGACGCGCCTCAGCGCCCGCGATCTCGCCACCACTGGGGCCTTGTTGGTAGCGGGCCGTGCCGCCCACGTTGTCGTAAGTGGCGCCACTGCGGGTTTCGCCGCCCTCGAAAATGGCGACGGCAGCCGCCACACCCAAAGCCGCCCAGCCCCAGCCGGGGATGGCGGCCAGGCCAGCAGAAATACTGCCACCAATGCCTGCTGCGCTGCCTGCTGCGGCTGTACCAAAAGCGCCATTGGTCGCCAACAAGCCGCTGATGCCGGTGCCGGTGGCGTTGGCCGCCACGGTGCCCAGTGCGTTGGCCAGTGACATGCTGCCCGCCACCACCTGCGACCCGATGGTGGCCAGGGTGCCCGCTGCGCTGTAAAGGTTGGAGGCGGTGCTGGCCATGCTGGCCAAGCCCATGAAGTCAGTCCCACCGGCCGCCGCAGCACCCGCTGCGCCAATGCCAAGCGTGCCCATGGTGCCTTGCACCATCACTTTCAAGACCTGCGTCTTGAGGGTGTTTTTGATGGTGTCCCAAAGCGATTGGAAAAAGCCTTTGCCGGACTCGAAGGCGCGCATCAGGGCGTCTTCCCAATACTTTTCAGAGGCTTCTGCGGCGCGCTTTTGCTCTTTGAGCATGTCGTCGGCGTACTTTTTGGCCTCTTTCTCTGACTCCAATTCACTGGCCCTTGCGCCGCCGGCCTTTTTGGCAGCGGCCAGGTCGCGCAGCAGGCGGGCTTCTTCGCGGTATTTGTCGCCCATTTGGCCGCTCCAGTCGATCTGGTCGGCGCGGGTGGCCAGTTGCTCTTTGGCGGCGGCGGTCTCATACAGGGTGGCCACTTCCAGGTCGGCCATGGCTTCTTTGCTCAGGCCCAGCGCGGCGGTGTGCGCGGTTTCCTTGGCAATTTGGTCTTTCAGGGTTTTAATGCTGCGCTCGCGGGCCTCAAACTCAGACTCGGCAGCTTTGAATACTTCGGCTTGCCAGTCGGCCTCGGCTTTGGCTGCGGCTTTGCGGGCGTCCTCCTGGGCTTTGGTGGCATCGCTTTGCGCTTTGGCGGCAGTCTTTTTAAAACCGGTTTCTTTGTCAATGAGGGCAATCACGTCTTTGGTGTACTGCTCTTGCGTGGTCAAGCCTTCATCAAGCCCGGCTTTGAGCGCAGCCAGGCTTTTCAGGTAACTGGTGCTGATGCCTGACAAGCCTTGTTGCACCGCCTCATAGCCGGCGCGGATTTTGTTGACGCGCTCGGTGTCTGTGGCGTAGCTTTGGCTGCGGGTGGGGTATTGGGCGGCGATGCCCGACACGTTGCCGGGGCCGGTGGTGCCGGTCAGGCCGTCTTTGGCAGCCTTGGCGGCGCGCAGCTCTTGCACCAGCAGCCAGGCTTGGTGGGTTTCGCTTTTCAGGTAAATGTTGTCAGGGGTTTGGTCGAGCTTGGCGCGCAGTTGCGCCAGGTCTTTTTCAGCGGCCAGCAGGTTGGTGTCGAGCGCGGCGGCGCGCTGGGCTGCGGTGTCGAACACGCCCGGCAGGGTGTCTACATTGGTGCTGAGTTTGAGCGCGCCCAGGCTGAGCATGTTGAGCGTGCCGTTAAGCGTGTTGGCACCCAGGGCCAACACATCAAACGGGGCGCGGGCAATCATGGTGCCCAGGGCAGAAGACAGCTCGCCAATGGCGCCCGAGCCACTGGCACGCGCTTGCTGCATGGCTTCGGTCAGCACGGTCATGTAATTGCTGATGCCGTTGATTTCACCAGCAATGGCGGTGGCCACGCCCGATGTAGCCACGGTTTGCTTGAATTCCAGCCAGGCATTGCCCATGCGGTTCAAACTGGCCTGCATGGACTGGCTGGCTTTGTCAAAGCTGCCGGCCACTTCTTTTTCCATTTGCGCGGCAAACTTGGGCAAGAAGTCGGCACTCACCACCTGGCCTAGTTCCAGCATTTTGCTGAATTGGGCGGTGGTGACGCCCATGGCGCGCGAGGCAATGGCAAACGCGCCGGGCAGGCGCTCGCCCAACTGGCCCCGGATTTCTTCGGCCTGCACGCTGCCTTTGCTCAAAATCTGAGTGAGTGCCAGCATCACGCCCTGGGTGTCGGCGGCGCTCAGGCCCATCACGGTGCTGGCCTTGCCAATGCTCTCAAACACTTTCTGGGTGTTGCGCCCTTCCATGCTGGTGCCACGCGCGGCGGCGGCAAACTTGGCATACATCACCGCCGTGCTGCCAAATTCAAGCCCCAGCGCGTTGGTGGTTTTGCGCAGGTACTCCATTTGCCCGGTCACTTGGCCCGCGCCCAGGCTAAAGCTCAGGGTGTTGTGCAGCTTGTCGAGGTTGGTTTGCGCGTCAATGATGGCGTGGGTGAATTCGCCAATTTTGTTGACCGCAAAGCCGGCGGTCAGCGCGGTGCCCATTTGCCCCCCCAACGCGCTCAGGGTTTTGTGCAGGCTGCGGGTTTGGGTTTCCACACCACGCAGCGAGCGGTTGGCGTCGTCGCCAAACTTCTTGACGGCGCCGCCTGCCTGTTGCAATGAGGCGTTAAGGGCGCTGCTGTTGCCGCGTAGGGTGATGCCAATGTCAGACATGGTGGGGCGGGCGGGTTAGGGTTTGTTGAGGTGGCTCAGGGCTTCGCGCTCCAGCACCTGGAGCTGCGCAAACACCACATCGGGAGCGGGGTCAGCGGGGTCAGCAGGCAGGCGGCGCTCTACCACCTCAAGGGCTTCGTAGCGCAGGCCTTGGTAGTGCATGCCGCTGCTCATGGCGTTGCTCCAGGGCACGCAGTGCCACTGGTTGGCCATGGCGCAAAACACGGCAAAGGCGCGGGCGTGCTCGGGCCAGAGTTCGATGGTTTGGGCTTGCTGGTGGCGCATGAGTTCGGCACGTCTTAACTCCAAAATTTCTGGCGGTGCGCCCGATGCCCTCAAGCCCTCAAGCGCGTCCTGGTCTACCGTTGCGCGGCCTCCGGTGGCCCAGTGCTGCGCAACGGCTGCTAGTTTTTTGTGGCAAGGTGGGCCGCTGCCTCGGGGGAAACCGATTTGGCAAACGCCTCGTTGATGGTGTTCATCAGGCCGGGGTATTCCTCGCACAGCTCAAACAGCGCGTCATGGCTGAAGGGCACGTCACTCTTGTCAATGTTTTGCACACCGCGCCAGCCGATCACGTATTTGCGCAGGCGGTCTTGGGCGGTTTGGCGGGCTTGGTCTTGAATGACTTCAATGCTGCCGTCTTTTTCGATCTGGTCCCGAATGCTGCGGCTGCTTTCGATGTTTTCACGGTGCAGGGCGTCGTTTTCGGTTTGCTTGAGGCGCTTGAATTGCACGTCAAACTTGAATTCATCGAGCTTGCCGGTTTCGCTCAGGCATTTGAAGCTGATGGGCGCAAAGTAGGTGGGCTGTGCGGTGCGGATGATGGCCATGGTGTGTTGTTGTGTTTTTTGGGTTTAAAAAGAGCCCGGCACTTGAGGCCGGGCGAAGTGGCACATTGCTTAGAAGCTGGTGACAATGCGCAGCTCGTTGTTGCCCGTGCCGGTGGGCGGCAACACCAGCTTGTAGGTGTTCATGAGCTTGCCACTGAGGTCGCTGTAAGTGGGGCTGTGGATCTGCACGGCTGGGGCGAAGATCAGCGTCTTTTTGGTGGCCACGGTGCCATGCATCAAGCCCAGGCTGGCCAGGGTGTTGGCTTTCACGTCGGTCATCCACGACACGTCTTGGGCGGCGGTCAGGTCCACCTCCAGGTCGCCGGTGATGTTGCGGTCTATGATTTCGACCGACTCCTGCCCAATGAGCGGGATGAAGGGCGCATCAACACCGAGGTCGAGCGAGAACTTGTTGTACGGGTAGCTGATGCCACCCACCAGCGCCGGAGCCACAAGGGCGGCATGGGTGCAGCCACGCAGCAGGTCGGCGGTGTTGGTGTCGGTGACCACCTGCGGGGTTTGCCAGGTGGTGTAGTCCACGCCCGACGGGGCGGCTGCGCTGATGCCGGCGTCAATGCCCTTGAATGAGAAGTTGATTTTGGGGATGGCGCCCGAGCTGACATCAAGGGTAGCCGTGCCTCGGCAGCCCAGCAGCTTGTGAAAAGCGCCGTCCATGTAGACATATTGGTCAACCCACTCAAACGCGGCGCTCACTGGTGTGTAGTCCACCCTGGTGGCGGCAGTGATGGCCTGGGCAAAGCCGCAGGCGCGCAGCAGCACACCCCAGGACGGCGCCACCGCCACGGTGCCCGAGCCCACCAGCTCAACGCTGTAGTTGAGCGACTTGAAGGCGGTACCCACCAGGTTTTCATTGGCACCCATGTAGGCGCGGATGTTGTTGCGGTCCACGTTGGTGGCTTCCAGCGGGGTAAAGCTGACATCACTCACCAAAATGGCATTGACGGCGCCCGTGGGGATCACGTCGGTACCGTAAACAACGCCAATTTTGGCGAGGATGGTGGTGTTTTTCATGCGGCGATCTGCCATGGTTTACTCCTTGGGTTGAACAGGGGTGGCGCCAGCGGTGCTGGTGGCCTTGGGTGCGGGGGCGGCGGGTGCAGCTTGGGCGGCTGCAGACTCGTCGGGGTGTTGCTGGGCGCGGCTGATGAGGGTGGCCACGCCGGTGGCGGGGTCTACCTGGTAGCTGCCGCCGTGGCTGATGTCGGGGGTGGGTGTTTGCATGGTGTTAAACCGTCAGGTTGGTAAAGGGCGTGCGGTGTTGCACGGTGTAAATGCACTGGCAGGCCACGAGGCCGGTGTCGGCTTCGTCTTCTACCCACTGCATGCCAGCGGGCGATACTTCACTTACCAGTGCCTGTAGGTTGGCGTCTTGCAGCAGGCGCTGGTGCACAAGGGCCGCCAGGGTGCTGGCGGTATCAAACGCTTTTGAAGGCGTGGGGCCCAGCACGTCGCGCGTCATACATTCCACGCGGATACGGGTCACCCAGTCGGTCGGGGCGCTGCCGCCCACCAGGCTTTGCGGCGTGGTGGGGTCAAGGAACACGCGCACCTGCTGGCTTACGCCTTCGGGCATGGGCCGGTTGCTGCTGCGCATGGTTTTGATGTTGCCGTCAGCCAACGCGGGAAACGCTTGCAGCGCAGCCACGGCGGCGTCATACACCCGGAGGTGGTAGGTGGTGCTCATGCGCGCTCCAAAATCAGCGTGCTCATGCCAATACTGTCGGGCTCAAGCGCCACAATTTTGTAAATGATGGCGTCGATCACCACATCAAGATCGATGGGGTTCACCGGCTCGGTGTAGTAGGTGAGCCAGTCCATGATGACCGGCGGCACGCTGCTGGTCAGCACACTCAGGCTGGATTGGGTGCGGGCGATGCCAGCGCCACCAATCTCGCTGGGGGTGTAGTTTTGAGCAAACAGGGCGCTCACCGTCACACCCGCAAGCACCACGTCCTGCCCCAGCCGGTTCAAGGCTGTGGCATTGGCGCGGGATTGCAGGGCGGCGAAGCTCATGGCGGGCTCGGTGCTTGGTTTGGCCCGGGGCTTACGTTGCCACCGGCAGGAATTGGCCGATCTTCATGGCAACCGTGCTCGATGGGTTGGCGGCAGCAGCCACCGCCACACCCACACATTGCTGGGCAGCGGCGGTCTTGTTGACCACCTTGTTCACAGCATCCCAAAACAGGCGGTCGCCCACGGCAATGGCCAGCGCGTTGGTCTTGCCGATGGTGACAACACCCTCGGTCAAAAACTCGCCGGGGGTGCTGATGACCACCGGGTTGATGGCGACGCCAAACAGGCCAGCGCCAAACAGGTAGCCAACACCAGCAGCCACAGCGGCGGCGGGGGTCAGGGTGAGGACTTCGCCCTCTTGAATGTAGGAATTCATCGTATGTTCTCCAGTAGTTGAGAGGGTTTAAGCGCCGGTGGAGCGCACGGCGCCACGGAAGTCCAGGCCGCCCACGGCGTAGTCCATGCGCACTTTCCAGCGCGCACCGTCCACCGTGAAGCCGTTTTCAAGCTCAAGGTAAGGCGTGTCAATGCCGTCCAAAAAGGCGACTTCGAGCACCGGGGCTTGCGCCGGGTCGGCAAACATGAACCAGGGCGTACCGCTCAGGCGCGGTGTGCCCACAATGCTTTGCACCAGGCCGGCGGCAATGTTGGCGCGCTGCAGCTTGTTGTTGGCGTCAGGGTCGTAGGTGCTGTTGTTCACCACTTTGGCAGCGCCTTCGATGCCGGTGGGGCCCAGCCAGACTGCCGGGGTCAACGCCAGGTAGTCGTTACCGCTCACATCTTTTTGCCCGGCCATCACCACGCGGGCCGCGTCAAACGACAGCACCGTGGGCGCGCCGGTCGACACGTTGTTGTGGTCGGCATGGAACAGCGTTTTACCGTCTGCCAAAGTGGGGCCCATGCCGGCGTTCAGCGCCAGGGCGGCATACACATCAGCCTCAATGGTGCGCTTGGCGGCGCGGCCCAGGTTGGCAGCCAGGCCGGTAAAGGCGCCCATGTCGTCGTTGATGACGGCTTCGCGGCTGATGTTGATGATGTTGCCCTTGGTGCCAGCGGTAATGCTGGCCTTTTCGCCGTCAGGAATGGTTTTGTTCTTGAACTCACCCAGCTCGTTCTTGCTGTCGAGGTTGCCCAAGGAACCCACGCGGTAGCGGTTGTGGGCGCGGAAGTCGCTCACAGTGCCACGGGCGCAAAAGGCGGTCCAGGTGTCGGCCTGCAGGGCATAGGCGCCCAACAGGGTTTTGTGCATCACGTTTTCCAACAGGATGGGGAAGTCGCCGGTGCCTTGCGTGAAGGCGGCTGCCACAATGGCGCGCTGGTCCATGCCGGCGGTTTGGATGCCGGCGCGTGCCAGGCACATTTCAGCCAGGTTGAGCAGCTTGCGGCCACGGTAGGGGTTGGAGGCGTCCACACGCACCGGGCCACTCTTGTCAGTGGCAATGTTGGCGCGGGCCAGCACAGCCAGCACCATGGCTTCGCGGTGTTTGTCAGACTCGTCTTTGACGGTGTTGACAATGGTGTGGCCAGCCACCGGAGCGGCGTCTTTGCCCAACAGGGCGAGCAGCTTGAGGCCGGCGGCGTCAACGCTGCAGGCGTGGTCGGCCTGGCACTGGGCGCGCAGGGCGGCAACGCCATCGCGCTCGGCAAATTTGCCAAAGCTGGCAAAAATACCTTCGCGGCGGGACTGGTCTGCAACCAGCGCGGCCTGCACGGCGGCGGTGGCATCAGGCACGGCGGGTTGTGCGCCAGCCGCCTGGGGATTGACTGTTTGAGTCATGGTGGGGTCTTTCTGAGGTTGTGTGGCGGCTGCCACGGGGCGGGGGAAACGGGTACCGGCTTGCACACGAATGGCTGCGCTGGCAGACACGGGCAGGCCGGTGGTAATGGCGTCACAAAAGCCCATGTCTTTGGCCTCTGACGCGGTGTAGTAGTGGTCGGCGCCGTCGGTCAGCAGGGCCAGCATGTCGGCCACCGGCTTGCCGGTTTTGGCGGCGTAGCTGGTGCTCATGGCGGCGGCAAACTGGTCGAGCATGTCGGCGGTGTCGCGCAGCGTGGCGCTGTTGCCAGCCACGCCAGTCCAGGGGGCGTGCACCATCAAAATGGCGTTTTCGGCCATTTCAACCGTGTCACCGGCCATGGCGATCAGGCTGGCAATGCTCATGGCCACACCGTCGACCACGGTGGTGACGGTGGCGGCATGGCGCTTGATGGCGTTGAAAATGGCCACGCCGTCAGGCACACTGCCGCCAAAGCTGTTGATGCGAATGGTGATGGCGGGTGCGCTGATGGCGGCAATGTCTTTGACAAACTGCGCCGCTGTCACGGTGTCAGCCCACCAGCTTTCGCCAATGTCGCCGTAGATGAAGATTTCGGCCTCGGCCTGCGCACCTTGCGCTGCAGCAGCGGCCACCGGGGTTTTCTGGCGAATGCTGTACCACGGCTGGGCGGCAGGTTCGCTGGCAACGGGTGGGGTTGTGTGTGTCATGTGGGGCAATGTAGGCCCCGCGCGGTCTAGTTTTTAAGCAAAAATACTGGAATACTTTTGCACTTTTAAAAACAGTTGACGTAAAAAAGCCACCCGTTAAGGTGGCTTTGTTGCAACTTGCAAAAACCCTTATTTTTTGCTGGCGGGCGGCGCGGCACCAAAGGCGGGCGCCTTGTCGTTGGCGGCATCACTGCTGAACACCAGCTCGGCGGCCTTGACCTCCGTGCGCCACTGCTTGATTTGCTCCAGCACGTCGCGCGGGTTTTGGCCGCTTTTGCGAATGGCGGCCACTTCGCTGGTGAACCCGGCCTTGGTCAGCTCAACCAGGGCATTGGCCTCGCGCAGCGGGTCGATCCACGGCATGGCCTGGGCAATGAACAGGGCGTCGTTTTCGGTGCCCGGCATCACATCGGCAGGCACCTTGACGCGCCCGCTTAAAGCGGCGGCGGCCACAAAACTTTCCCATACAGGCCTGACAAACTGGCCGGTGAAGGCGTCGGTCAAGGCGGCGTAGTTGACCCACTGTTCCACCAGCTCCTGGCGCTGGGCGCTGTAGGTGCCGTTGTAGTCGCGGGCAATACTGCTGTAGCTGGCCCCCACCCCGGCAGCCACGGCGCGCAACTGGCCCTGGCGGAAGGTGACCACGTTGGGGTTGGGCCGGTTGCTGTCGATCAGGCCAATTTCTTCACCCACGGCCAGGCCGTCAATGATCATGCCGGGCGTCAGGCGCAGGTCGCGCGGTATGGCATTGCCGTTTTCGTCGGTCTGCACCGAGGCGGGGTCAAAGCCCTCTGGGTTGGTCTTTTTGACGTAGGCGGTTAGCGCGGCAGCCACCTTGGCGGCAATGCGTTCGCTGTCTTCGTAGTCTTTGATGTCTTCCAGCCGGGCAATGATGCTGGCAAACTCACTGATGCCGCGCATTTGCCCAATGCGGTCGCGCATGGCCACATGCACCACCCGCTCTGCCGGGATACGCTTGAGGTCTTGCGGCGCCATGGTGTTGGCCACCGTGCCGTCCAGTGGGTTGCCTTTGTAGCTGTAGTAGGCAATGGGCTTGCCCCAGGCGTTGCGCTCGATGCCCTGGCGTATGCGATCACCCTGGTCAAAGCTCAGTGGCACCAGGTCGGCTTCAAACATCTCCAGGCTGTAGGGTACCGCGCTGGCATGGGTCAGGCCGGGCACGGGGCCAATCAGCTCTTGGGCAAACACCTCGCCATCACGCACCCAGGTGCGGGCGCACAGGCGCTGCATGGCGGCGTCGTTGTACAGGCCGGTCACCTCGGGGGCGGCGCGCCATTCGCGGTGGGCAGCACGCAGGGCGGCGGCGTATTCCTCGTGAATGCTGCCGTCTTTGCGCCGGGGTTGTGGCTCGACCCCAATGCCGTTGGGGCCCACAATGTTGTTGGTCATGGTGCGCAAAATGCCACGGCCAATGTCGTTATTGCGCTCAATGTGCCGGGTTTGCGCCATCAGGGCGGCGGCGCCCTGCTGCACGATCTGGTTGGGGCTGAGCCGGTCGCGGTAAAACTTGCGTGATGTGCCGGGGCTGCTGGCCTCATGGGCGCGGCTGGAGCCCTGCAAGCCATTGAGCACATGGCGGGCGTTGACGCGCTTCAAGCCACTGACAGGGCTGAAAAACCCCACCACACGGTCAACCAGGTTGAATGCCGGTACGGCGGCGGCGGTGTTTTTTGGCATGGTGGTCGGGCTCATCAAAAGCGGCGGGTGCTGTTGCCAAAATTGGCGCTGCTGTAACTCAGGCCGCCAAAATTACCAAGCCCGGCAGCGGTGGCGCTCAGCGTGTCAACGGTGCGCTGCCACTGGGCAATGCCCTTTTGCACCAGTGCCAATTCGGTCTGGCGCTCAAAGCGTTCAACCCCGCCGGACTGCGCGCGTACCTCTTGCGCCTCAAGAATCCGCGATTCAGCGGCCTGGTATTCGGCCAGTTTGGCCTGAGCGTGTGCGAGTGTGGTCATGGCGTGGAAAATAACAGGGTTAGGGTCTAGTTTTTAAGCAAAAAGACTGGAATGGATGGATCAACTTCCCACAATCTGATACAGCCGCGATTTGCTGATGTTGTGTTTGCGGCAAATTTCCTCGCGGTTGGTGCCGTTGAATTCGCGCCTGATCTGGGTGTCGCGGTCCAGATTGGCGGGCACCGCCGGGATGTAGATGCGCTGGCACCCTGCCCGCTTGCGCCAGCCGGCCACCAGGGCGCTGGCGATCAGGGCGGCAAATTCGGGTTTCATGCCGATCTCGGTGGTGATGATGTCTTGCATTTCGCGCTGCAAAAACAGGGCGCTGCTTTCTTCAAGGGCGGGGCTGGCGGGGGTTTGGGTCATGCTGCGGGCTTTCTGGTGGGGTGTTACAGGCGGCTGCTCCAGCCTTCGGGGGCGAAGGGGCTGGGGCCAAGGGGGGCAATGCGGGGTCGGGGCGCCGGGGCCGGGCTGGCTTTGGGCGGGTTGGCCTGGGCGGGTGGGGTCTGGATCGTGGCCACGGCGGGCCCGGTATCGGAGTGGGCGAAAAGCGCCACGGCGGGCAGCATGGCCTGCTCGAACAGGTTGGGCTCTACCTGGCGCTCCAGTTCTTTCCAGGCGCGTTCGGGTTTGTCGTCCAGCCCCAGCAGGTTGCTGATGAACAGGGCGTACACGGTGCCGTCAAGCGGTTCGTTGCGCTGCTTTTTGGGGTTGACCCAGCGGTATTGTTCGCCGCTGGCGGTTTTTGCCATCACGCGCACCTCGGCGGTGATGCCTTTGAAGTAGGCGGTGGGCAGGTTGGCGCAAAAGTGCACGTAGCCGGGGCCGGGTTGCGTCACCTTGAGGCGGCCAAAGAACAGGTCTTTGGCGGTGTCGGTGCCCACCATCCAGAGCTTGACGCCGCGTTTGACGATGCGCCCGGCGTGGTTGATGTCTTGCCAGGCGCCTTTGCCTTTGATGGGGTCGCCGTATTTGCTGCTGCCTTTCAGGGCCACCAGCCGCATGTTGGAGCGCCCCGCGTAGGCGCGCACAAAGTTGTAGGCTTGGTGGGTGTAGTGGCCACCGGTGTCCACACCCGCGCCGGCAATGCTCAGCAGTGGGCCATTGGTGTGCTGCAACGGGGTTTGCAGGCATAGCCAGAGCTTGTGCCAGTCGCGCTCGTCTGCCGGGTTGGCGTCGATCACGATGTAGCCCACCGCCCACATTTCTTCACCCCGGCCAAAGGCCCACAAAATGACTTCAAAGCGGTCGTCTTGCACGTCAACCCCGGCGCACACCACCAGGCCGCCCGCGGGCACGGTCATCAGGGGGAAGTTTTCGGCGCGTTTTTGCAGCACATGGGCTTCGGCTTTTTCGGCTTCGTCTTCCCAGGTTTCGCCCAGGGTTTCGTTGACAAAGGCTTTCAGCGGGCCGCGCATGCCGTTTTTAAAGGCGGTGCGGGCGTCGATGAACTCGCGCACGATGGCGCCCCAGGTGACTTGCGGGCTGATGGCCGTCCAGCCGTAAAAGCCCACATGGCGCGGCGGTAGCGTCAGGGTGCCGTCGGCGGTGGTCCATTGGCTGACAGGTTTGGCGGGGTTGTTCAGGTCATGCGTCAGGCGCCAGTTGCCGCAGTCGCTCACCCAGGCACCCAGGTCGGCCACCTTGAGGTAGTCGGACTGGGTGTAGCCGGTGTGGCAGTGCGGGCACACATGGTGCGCCGTGCCTTCGGGGTTGGTGCTGTCCCATTTGAAGCCGTGTTGCACTGCTTTGCCGCCCCACTTTAAGGGGTGCTCTATGCTGCAATGCGGGCACGGGCATTGGTAGTGCATGCGCACCACGGCGGCGGCCATGCGGTTTTCGATGTGGCTCAGGCCCTTGATGCGCGGGGTGGTGCCGCAGATCAGCTTGGGGAAGGTGGCGCCTTCAAGGCGTTTGTGCGCCAGTGTCCAGGGGTCGCCCGCTTTTTCAATTTCCCAGTCAAAGCCGTCCAGCTCATCCAAAATGGCCAGCGCAATGGTCAGGCGCCTGAAGTTGCCAGCCGCCTTGCCACCGCGCAGTTTCAGCACGCTGCCCAGAAACTTTTTCTGCTGCAAGGTGTTCATTTTGCTTTTGGCCATGGCCTGCGGAAACACCTCGCGCATGATGCGCACATCGCGCAGCATGGGTTCAACTTCGGTTTTGGTGAAGTCGTCGCTGTCGTCGTCGGTGGGCTGCCACACCGCCTGGTTGCGGCGGCGGTGCTGGGCGGTGTAGCCCATCATGGCCAGTAGGCATTTGGTGTAACCCAGCCGCGCGCTTTTCTGGAAGTCGAATTCTTCAATGTCGTCGTTCGACATGCAATCCATGATGCCAATCTGGTAACCGTAGGCGCGCCACTTTTGCGTTTTCTGGCTGGATTCGGCAGACAGGTAAAAGTGCTTGGCCGACCACTGGCTTAAGGACAACGGCTCGGGCACCTTGAGCGCTTCCAGCCCGCGCGCCACCGACTCCCGAATGGCCGCGCGCTGCTCATCGGGCAGGTGCGGCCACAGGGTAGACAGGCTGGGCGGCATGCTGCTCATGGGTTCAGGCGTCAGCGCCTTCGACCAGTTGGCACAGTTGGCCCAGCAGCAAACAAACGACTTCGCTCACCACGTAGGTGATGACGCAAACCAGCAGCAGCGCCTCAAACGGGAACACGGCCAGGCGGCGGAATGTTTTCATGGGTAAATCAGGCCGCAGCCTCGGTATCTTCTGCATCCATCGCGTCCAGGCTGGCCAGGCTCATGCTGGCGGCCAGGTTGATGGCTTCAAAAGTGCAGGTTTCAATGATCTTGAGGTCGTCAGCGCTCAAGTGCGGGCAACGCATCTTCATGGCCGGTGGCAGGCCCTGCAGGTGGTCGCGGATCTGGCTGGCCACGCTGGCAATCACCTGCTCGATCAGGTTCACCGCCATGAACTCCTTGCGGTCTTTGGCAAGTTCAATCTCATTGCGCTCGCGCGCCACGCGGGTGGCAATGGTGCGCTGGCGGGCCAGCTCGCCATCGGCACCACGGCCAGCGGCTTCTTCGCGCAAGTGTTCGATGTAATCGGTGTGCCACTGGCCCATGGTTTGGCCGGGCGTCAGCACGCCGGCAGCCAGGTGCTCGCTCACGGCGGGCTGGCTGATGCCCACCAGGTCGCCAAACTCCTGCTGGGTGCAGTAGCGGTCCAGGTCAATGATCATTTTTTCAACGCCGTGGCAATGGCGCCCGCTGCGGCCTCGTCCCAGCGCCGCTGCAAGTTGGTGTCAACCGCCTTTTTCACCACCGCGTCCACGTCCAGGCGCTTGCTGTACGACGCCTTGCGCACAAATTTCAGCATTTGCAGCAGCCGTCTGCCGGGCAAGTGTTTGTACACCCCCGGTGGCAACCAGCCGCCACCCTTGGCCATGGAATTCAAGCCGGGCGCCACAGCAAACATTTCCGTGGCCACGCTCATTTTTTTGGCGCGCTTTTGGCTTGCGCCAGACACCCCACGGCCCGACGCATAACGTGAATTCACCTTGAGCTGCAACACGTTGACGATCTGCTTGTAGTACGACCCGGCCATGTTGCCGTAGCCATCCAGCGGCATCCTGTTGCCCGGCACGGTCACCCAGCCAGCGGGCAACTGGCCCAGCTTGGTCAGCAAAAACTCGGTTTTTTTCTGGCTACGGGCGCCTGCGCCTTGTGCACCGGGGCGAATGTGCTCGTTTTTGGCTTTGCCACTGTTGTCATCCGACTGGCGAAAAAACACCTTCGACGCCATGGTGGCCTTGGTCGCCTTCTCAAACGTCACGCCGTCCAGGGTGAACTTGACAGGCCGGTCAAACACCACCGGCAAGGCTTTCACAATGGCCTCTTTGCCGTCTTTGGCCAGCAGCGTCAGCGTGTGCGCCATGGCAAACGGCACTTGGCGCGGCAACTCCACCGAGAGCGCGTTCGCCACCTTCTTGAAATCAACCTCAAATTCAAAGTTCATCACAGCCCTCACAAAAAATCGAGCCACTGGCCCACAATGGCTTTGAATATGGCAAAACTCTCTGTGACGTAAAACCCCCACCAAGCCTGTTTTGTGAAAAAAACAGCGCCCAAACCCCGCGCAGCAACAGCAACCCCCACCCTTTGCCCGTATAACCCCCTTAGAACCGCCCCGCATCTAGCCCCCTCTCGCCGCCGAATTCACCCCCGACCCTGATACCTTGGGGAGTACCTTTTGATACCGTGGGGGGTATGCACTTATCCACAGCCTCGCGCCGCTATGCTTTTTGGGGTGTGGATAACTCGGGATAGATTTTCAGCGCGAGACCTGGACGGCAGCGACCAGCATGGCGCGCCAGCTGGCCAGGCGTGAACCATTGACCATTAAATAGTTAAGCTCTTACACTTCGAGCATGCATGCCACACCAAAAAACAAGCCATTGACGCCATCCGAAAGGGTGCGGCGTGCCAATGCTGCATTGGTGGCCCGTGGCGGCCATCGCATGCCAAGCGGTTACCTGCAGCCAGATGATGCGCAGGCATTGCGCGATTTAGTGGCCATGGGTTACGCAGTCTCGCCACTGGCTGCAATCTGCAAGGCATTGCAAGACGCGCGCGCCAGGCAGCAAGACCAAGGGTAAACACTTATGAAATTTATTTTGCTTTGATGTTGCGTTAAACGTTTAACGGGAGCATAATCAAGCCCAGCAGCAAAAATGCTGCAACCCTGCCAGGTGGTGCACCTGGTGTACTTCAGGAGTCAATCATGCTTTATCACATTGAAACAACCAACGGTCTGATTAAATTTGACCGAAATGATGCAGATGCAAGATCAGTTAAACAATACTTTGCAAACAAGGGAATGAAGAAACCATCTGCAACACCTGTACGGGGTTGGCCTTTTGCCAACATGTATTGCGAATCTGGGGACGAGGAAAACGGATTTTTTGTTGCAGTGAAGCGCACGGATGGCCACAGTTCATACAACACATAATCCAGCGTGAAGCCCGGCTGGTCCGGGTTTTGCGGTGCGGTTTTGCACTTACCCCAGGCGGTGCGCCTGGACACTTTAGGAGTATGAAATGTCAACACGTTCAAGCCGGTATTTAAGAATTGTGAGCTGGGCTCGTAACCGCTACACCACTGCAGCCGGTTTGATTGTCAGCACGGGCGGCCGGCCATCAATTTATTCTCGTATCGAGAATGCAGCGTTTGAAAAGTATATGAAGGCTTTTCGTGACTCTGATGGATGTATTGTTTTTGGCATGTAGGCTGCAGCGTGAAGTCTGGCGCGCCAGGCTTTGCAGTGCAGCCCGCACGACCGGCGCAGCGCCGGATAACTTTAGGAGTAAATCATGGAAACCATCAACGCACAAAGCATCATCAACGAGGTTACAGCAGCAGCCGAAGCAATCAAGCACGCGGCCGAGCTGGCCGGGTTTGGCTATGCGCCCGAAAAAATTACACCCGCTGAAATCAAGAAGGATGCCGAATTCTCAGCATTGGGCAAACGTCCCAAGGGTTGCCCGTGGGGTTTCGAGCTTGAGCACTACGCAGATACCGAAATCATGGATGTGAAGGCCTATACCAGCGACCGTGACACATTCTCGCAACTGCCAGAAATTGAAGCCAAACACCGTTGGGAGCTGGTGCGTATGGCATTTGAGGCAGACGCCGAGCTTTTGCAGGACGTGCCGGATCTGTGCGGGCCTGAATTTGTCACCATCCAGACCAGCACGCGCGGCCATGCCAAGATTAAAAACACCGCCGGCAATTTGCTTGCTTTTGCGGCCAAGGTGCGCAGCCATGCGGCCGCTTTTGGTGGTGGCCTGGTGCGCACCATCAAGCCGCGCGCGGCCATTGTCTGGCCTGCCAAGTCGGTGAGCTTGTTTAAGCAGTTGATCGAGGACCGCGACTACAGCGCAGCGCTGGATCTGGCCGAATCCAAATTAGGCGCGCTATTTTGCATCAATAAAAACGGGCGCGCGCTGCTGCAGGTGGCGCCCGTGCCAGTTGAGACCATGCCGGGGATGGTGTCGGTGATGAATGAGGGTGGGGATTTTTCAATCATTGAGCCGGTGTCTATGCGCTGCATTCCGGGCACTTGCAAGCGTACGCGCAATGCGCAGATTGAAGCCGGGCAGCGCCACTACGACACCGCAACACCCGAGAGCAAAGCGCGCATTCTGAGCGAAGCCGAAGCCATGCGGGTAGATCAGGCAGCATGCCGGGCGCAATGGATGGCAGAGCATGCGATTGATGATGCGCAGGAAATCCAGGCGCGTATTGATGCCCAGGCAGCCCAGGACGTGGCGCAGGTGGTGGCCAGTGCGCAGGCCATGGCAGCCATTGAACAGGCCAGCGAATCAAGCGCGCTGCAGGCACTGGCCAGCGACACCAGCGAAGCAAACAACACCAGCACCGAGCAGGCAGCCAGCCAGGCGGATGATTTGCCAGAACTGGCCGCAGTATGCGAACAAGCCCAGCAAGCCAGCCAGCAGGCGCCAGGCGCGCCAGGTGGCAACATGGGGCACGCCGGCACAGTCAACACCAGCAGCGCGCGCCAGGTGGCCAGCAGCGCGCGCGGACAGGTTATCAATAGCAAGTCGGGCGCCTGGTCAGCCTTGTTTTTTATCAATGATTCTGGCGCGCCATCCATGGAATTTAAGCAAGCCGGGCGTGTGCCTTGTATTGTGGAATTTGAAAGCGGGCGCGACCGGATGCGCACGCTACAACAATCTGCTAAATGGGCCGATGAAGCGGCCGCACGCCAGGCAGATGATGCAGCAGCGCGCGCAGGCGCCAGGGTATGCACCACCCCAGCAGCCAGCCAGGCGCCAGACCAAAGCGCGCCGGTTCTCAATAGTGAAACATCGCAAGATCAAAGCCAGGCACTGAAAGATGCGGACCCGGAAAAGCTGACATTTAAACAACTGCGCAGCATTGGGTTTGCTTTAATGAGTGACGTTGACGCCGACAGCCTGAGTATGGCCACAATTCAGCGCTGGGCGCCGGCCTTGTTTGCCGGTGCGGTTGAATACCTGGATGACATCAATTATCACAGTGAGGCTCTGTTTTTGGAATGTATGCGGGCTGGGCGCGATGATCTGGCGGCAGTGATTGCGCACTTGGTGCGCTATCAACGGGCGCCCGAATACATGGGTTTAACAGGCGACTATTGCGAAGCGCGCCGAGTGGTGGCCATGACGCTAAACGGCCAAGCCATCGAGCGCGTGAGCCCCGAGGCGGCTGCAGTGCTGGCGGGCTGGGGGTTTGATTCTGCCCCGGTTCTCAAAAGCGAAACCCCGCAAGATCAAGCCGGGCCGGTTCTCAAAAGTGAAACCCCGCAAGATCAAAGCCCGGCGCCTGGTGGTTTGCAGATCACCATCACGCGGGCCGAGGGCAACACAGAAACCGACACATTCGAGCCGGTCACGGTGGCCAGCTTTGCGGCGGCTGACGCGGTGCTGCACGCCTGGAGCGAGACGGCGCCCAGCCGTGGCGGGTATGACAAATGCGACTTTTCGATTATTTGGCCGAACGGCGACACCTACAGCGGGCGATATGACCTGAAGCACCACAGCAAAGAGCCGGCCAGCCTCACGCGGCACATGGTCGATAACGGCGAATTTCACACTGGCAAATTCTGCCCGCTGCACATGAGCCAGGCAGACTATGACAGCTTTTTAAAAAACCATGTAAGCGAAGAAAGGCGCGCGGTTTATGCGCTGGTGTTGGAAACCATGGCCGGGCTGGGCGCCTACTTCGAGAAGGTGCGGCCCGTGGCAATTGATTTGCGTGCACTGACACAAAACGGATTTAAAGCCGCCGACCTGGTGGGGCTTGGGGTGGTGTACACCGGCGACCGCTGCAACCCCAGCGCAGAGGGCGCCATTGTGGCCGCTGAGCTAAGTGACTGCAAACTTGGCGGCGTACTGTTGCACATCACCACCGAAGACGGCAGCAAGCACCGGGCCGGCTTGAGCGACTTTGACGGCAAAGGCGCGCACAGCTACCGCCTGACCATGAAACGCCACGGCGCGCCCTATTTGGCGCAACTGGCGGCCACGGTGGCCACCATCAAAGCCCAGGCCAGCGCAGCCAAAGAGCAGGCAGCCCAGGCGCACGCGGCGGCACTGGTCGACCTGGTAGCGCAATACCCGCAACTGCAGCGCGCCGGCACCACCTACGCAGGCGGCAAACTGGCGGCGGTGAACATGCGCACCCTGTTAAAACTGGCATTCCCAGGGCATAAATTCAGCGTGACCAGCGATTACAACAGCGCGCGGATTTGCTGGACGGACGGCCCCACCGACGACGAGGTAAACGCCATTGTTGGCCGGTTTGACATTGGCGCCAGTGATACCCAGTCGGACTATTTTTACACGGTGCGCACTGCCTGGTCTGACTTGTTTGGCGGCGTGCAATACCTGAGCACCAGCCGGCACACTTCGGATGAGCTGGTCAGCCGGGCATTGTGCGAGCTGTACCAAAACAGCGCAGGCCGGCCCACGGTGCAGGACTACCAAAACGGCGCGGGCGTTTTTGATTGGCACCAAGGCGGTGACAACGTGCGGCGCCTGATGCGCGAACAACTGGCCAAGATGAGCGCCTACCAAGCCCCAGCACCCAAAGCACGCGCCAGGGCTTAAGCAGGCACCAGCAAACCATACCGGCGGGCATGCCTGCCGGATACATTAAATTTTTAAGGAGTAAATCATGTCACTTACTGAATCACAAGAGCAAGCATTAGACGCTGATTACAAACCAACGTTGCCACTTCATATCCAACACCATCCAGAAGACACCCGCCAATGTCGATGGCATGTTGTCGATTCAATAGGCGGGATTGTTGAGTGTTTTAAATCAGAGGAAAACGCGGCTGCAGCCATGAAGCGAGTAACGGAGTATTACCAATGAGCCACAACATGACAGGCGCAGAGCTGCAAACCATGCGCGAGGGGGTGAACCTGAGCCGCGATGAGCTGGGCGCGCTGGTGGGGGTGGCGGCGCGCACGGTGAAGCATTGGGAGAACGGGCGCACCGGCGTACCGGCGGACGTGGCGCAGGCGGTGGCGGATCTGGAGGAAGGCGTCAGCCTTGCGGCGTTGGCTGAGCTGATGCGATGGGAGGGCAAACAGGCCCGCAGCCCGGCGCAGGTGGTGGCGCTGGTGCGATACCGCCAGGACAGCGACGCGGCGCGCATGGGCGCGGGTGTGGCGGGTTACCCGGTGGCCATCCATGGCGCCATTGTGGCGCGGGTGCGGGCTGAGCTGTTGGACAAGGTGCTTGTCTTTGCAGATCAGGCGGTGCGGGTGGTGTGGTTTGATGCGGCAGACTATGGCGCCTGGTTGGCCCAGGTGGGCGCGCCCGATACACCCGAGGCGCTCGACCATTGGGCCCTGCAGCAGGTGGCGCAGCAGGCACGGCCGCACCGGGCCGACCAGCCGCCGGCCTGATTGGGTGGGGGTATGGGCAGGGTTGGCGGGCGCGGGCGCCGCCAGGAGTGAAGGCGCGCGGTTCTCAAAAGTGAAACCCTGCAAGATCAAAACCACGCCATTCTCAAGACCAAAACCCCGCAAGACCAAAGGCGCGCGGTTCTCAAAAGCAAAACCTCGCAAGACCAAAACCCCGCAAGATCAAGGGCCGCTGCGCGCCGCGTCAAACTTTTTGATGGCGGCCAGCACGGCGGCCTGGCTGGGGTTTTCTTTGCGCCGGGTGATGCAGTACAAAAACGCTTGTTGCGCCGCCCGATTGGGCCGGGCGCTCACCACCAGCCGGGCGCAGCACAGCACACAGCGCAGGTTGTAGGCGCCGCACAGCGCACGCGCCTGCACCATGGCGCAGGCAGGGCAAGGCTGATGGCTGGATTCGGTCAGCAAGGCCATGCCGACTAAGTGGCGTAGTGCGGGTAGTTACAAAAGAATTGCGGCTGGGCGTGGTCAGACCCCACAAACTGGCCCGAGCTGCGGTGGCGCCAGAGCGCAATGGCGGGTTCGCCGTCGGCATCGCCCTCGTAGTTGCGCTGTTTGCGCAGCAGCAGGTAGCAGTCGGGTTCTTCTTTTTTGGGGCTCAGGTCGCCACGGATGCGCCAGGCGTCTTCTTTGGGCTTGTTGCGCCAGACCATCATCAGGTTGTCCACCTGGTCGGTGATGGAGCCGCTGCCTTTGGTGTCGTGCTTGTCGGGCATGTCGCTTTCTTTGGCGGGTTTTTTCAGGTGGTGCACCACATGGATGTGGATGCCGTTGTCTTTGGCCAGCGCGCAAAGCTGGTCGATGAAGTCTTTTTGGCCGTTGTAGTCGTCCTCATCCTTCACGCACTTCATCAGCGAGTCGATCACCACATGGGTAATGCCAAGTTCTTGGGCGCAATACTTGACCATGCCCAGCACGGTCACGGCGTGGGCGGTGCCGGTTTGGTCGTACAGCCACAAGCGGCCAGCGGTCCAGCCGGCAAAGTCATCAAAAAAACCATCAACCTCTTGCAACGCCGCTTCGCCATGGTACTGCTCGGAAAAAATGTTGCTCATGGCAAACATGCGCACCATGCGGTTGATGGTGGACACGGGTTTCATCTCGAAGCTGGCCACACACACCTTTTCCTCCTGCCCCACCAGCGACAGCACCACCTGGGTGGTGACATCGGTTTTGCCGTGGCCGTTTTGGCCGGCCCACATGGTGACCTCGCCGGGGCGAAACTCAAACGAAGCGTTGCACTTTTCCCATGGCAAAAAGGTGTGTTTGGCGGCAATTTTCTGACGCATGCGCTCTTTGGCATCGGGCACAAAGTCGGCCACCGGGCGCACTTTGGTTTTGTGGTCGGTCTCCTTGAAATAAGCCGCAAAGTCGATCACATCATCACCAAAAATCTCAGCCATTGGCGGGTTCCTTTAAAAAAATGTCAGACCATCCGGTTTGCTCGAATGTGGGGTTTTCGGGCTGCACATGGCAGGCCACCACCAGCGCGGCGCCGCTGGCCTTGGCGCGCTCAAACAGCATTTGGGCGCGGGCCTGGGTGAGTGCTGCAATGCTGACGCGCAAACCCACCAGAAACCGCAAATCAAGGCTGGACGGCGCATCAGCGGCGGTGCAGACCGTGACCTGCTCGTGGTGGGTCAGCCAGTCGGTTTTGCAGGGGTAGTCGTTGACAAAAACGATTTTTGGCGCCCTGCCCTGCAGCCGGTTGGCGATGATGTCGGTGTGGCCGCGCATCAGATGGCCCCAGGCAGCACACCGTGGCTTGATGGCGCGGCGGTGGCGTGGTGGGCAATTTCGGCGCTTTGGGCGAGTTGGTTGCGCACAATGCCAAGCACGTAGCCAAAACCTTTTTTTTGCTGCACAGCAATTTTCCCAGCCTCGACAAATGCGCCGATGTCGGCACCCTGCTCCACCAGGGTTTTGAAAGTCATGTTTCCGGGCTCGACCTTGCCCATGCCGACCGACTTGAGCGCCACGCAAATCGCACCAGCCATGGTGGCAGTTCGGGTTTCAGATTCGGGGTCAGGGTGTTGGATCGGCATTGGCGGGAAATCATCCGACCAACACGTCGGAACGACCCCTGTTTCTGTTCCTGTTCCTGTTCCTGTTCCTGTTCCTGGCTTCGAAGGGGCTTCGAAGGGGCTTCGAAGGGGCTTGTTTGCGGCTTCGTTTTGTGTGTGTTCTGGCAGGTGGAAACAATACCTGTATTTTTCAAAAAACTGTTGTTTTATAAGGCTTTCTGGCAGTGCTGCGTACTGCTTTTGAATGTCTTTGACGCGGTTGTCTGACGCCTTGAGGTCATCACCCAACTGGAACCGGGCCATCTCATGCACCCAGACTGTCTCGGTGTCCTCGTCGTAGCTGCAAAAACCAGCCTCGATTAGCCTTCGAAGCCCCTTCGAAGCCCCTTCTAAGGGGCTTCCAGTCTCGTGAGAAATGTAGACCAAGGGGCATAAAAACACGCCAATCATGTTGGCATGCGGGCTGGTTAAAAGGTATAAGGCAACAATTTGAGCCTGCATGTCGCCACGCAGCAAACGGCCTGTTTTTCCGGTCCAAAACTGCCCAGAAACCTTGGAATAGTCACGCATAAAACCTTCTTATTGTTCTGCTGGGGTGTAAATGGAAGCGGCTTGGCTGGATATTGTTTGCCACAAAACATCATTGCCGGCCATATCAAGCAGTTGCTGGCCGAGTGCTTTTGCTTGATCGCGTGTCAAAACAGTGGCACTCTGAAGGCCGTCATCTTGAAATATGGTGAGCGTGCCGGCTTGATTGATAAAAACAAGCGTCTCAACCGATGCGGGAAGTTTGAAAACCATGATCCATCCTTAAAACATCACAAAACACATTGGCAGGCAGGTGATGGAACTGCTTTTCGGGAGCTACCCTAGCCATGTGAAACTTACTGCGCCTCGCACACTGGCAAGATATTGCGGCCTGTAACATGGCAGGCACGCGGCTCGGCAAGGCGCTTGAGGCGGCCAGCACACACCAGGCTGTTGATGCGGCTGCTGACGGTGCTCATTTCGATGCGCCTGCCCGTGTTGGCTTCGTAGCGCTGCTGCACCTCGCGCATGCTCAGGTCGGGCACGCCCAGCGCATGCGCCTGGCGCACGATGTGCGCGATCTCGTCCTGAATCAACTTGAGCTTGGCAAACCCAACCGACTCCAGCGCCTGCGCGCTGGTGTGTTTGGTGGTGGTGGGGGCGTCAAACATGGTGCAACTCCTTGTGCTGGATATTGTTGGGTGTGCTTAGCGCCAGACCTGGCTGACAAACTGCAAGGCATCAAAGCGCTCGGGCTCGGGTGGTGCCAGGCAGTACACGGCGCGGGCGCTTTGCGGCTTGTGGCAGGTGGTGTTGCGCAGCGCGCGCACCTGGCCCGCCTGGCGCATGTTGGACAAGGTTTGGCGCACCGTGTGGCACGGCAAGCCGGTGCACGCGGCCAGCACGTCAAAGGTGCCAAAGGTGCCGGACTGCAACACCGCCAGCAGCATGCGCCGCGCGTGGCTCATGGGGCGGCCCCCAATTTGGGGTGGGGTTTGATAATTCGCATGTTTGGGGCAGTTATTCATTCCGGTTTGCTCCGGGTTGCTCCGGCTTTACACCGACAACACGGCAGATCAAAATTGACTCATGCAACTTTTGATCACTCCACTCTTTCAACAGCTGTCGCATCACCTGGGTGCGCTTGATGCCTTTGGCCGCGCAATAACCGTCGATGACAGCGGCCTCGGAGGCGTCGACCTCGAAGCTGATCTTGGTGGTTTTTTCGGCCATGATGGGCTAGCCTTGCACGGAATAAAAAGCACCACCCACCGCCCGGCCTGCGAAACCGCTGCGGATGGTCAGACCAGCATCGACGGCGCGAGGGAGGAACGCGCCAATAAGACGGGCAGGGCCGGGTTGACGGTGGGTGGTAAAAATCATTTAAGCCACCGTTTTTTGTGGCTTGCGCTGGAACAGTTGCGGGAAGTCCAGCTTCACCTGTGCAGGTATGCCAGATTCACGTTTTGTCCAGTTAAATACCCGTTGTGTGCCAGTGGCCTTGTCGAAGCCAAGGAGTTCAGCGACCCTCGCTGGGCCGCCGAGTTGTGTAATCAGTTCTAGGTCAGTCATGGCAATATTACACACCATGTTTACTTGTTTAGTCAATCAATATGTTTAATCTTCAAGAATTTATTTTGCAAGAATTGGTAATGGCTAAAAAACCCCGTCACCCGTCGCTTGAAAGACTCTTTGATTTTGTGAAAGATCAAGGCGTGGTTGGGCCGTCTGCACTGGCAGCGGCAATGGGGGAGTCTGAGCAGGTCGTCACCAATTGGGGCGCTCGCGGCATGTCGAATGCCGGGGCCATCGCCGCAGAAAAGCGGTTCGGGTGTTCTGCTGTGTGGTTACTTGAAGGGGTGAACCCGCCCACCGGGGCCACCGCCGCCAAAGGCATGTCGCTCGATCACATGTTCAACCGACTGCCTGATGATGAGCTGCTGCGTGCCAAGGTGCATCACGCGGCAATGGCGCACATCCTGGATGCGCTCAGTGGAATTGACGCGCCCAGTGATGCGCGTGATCAATCTGTGACTCCAAGAAAGTCAACCGCGTCACACCCTTAGTCGCCAGCAGGCGCGACAACTCAGTCATCATCCGGTACTGGTCGGGCCTGACAATAAAGCAGCCTGGTCGCGCACCCATCAAATGCTTTAAACACGGCTCGGTGAGGTTGGGCGATGTCACAGCCTTGTGCATGCTCTCAAACGTGGGTGTAAGCCCCGCTATTCGCTGCAAATTCTGCCCAAGGTAGATAGACGCCGACGCACTCAATACGCCCGTGTAATCGGCGTGGGTGACACCACACTCCGTCCAGCAGCTAACCCGTGCGCTGTGATAGTTGAAAGTCGCTTCAATACGCTTGAAGATGGCGCGGTTCTCTAAGAACTTGATGCTGGGCGATATGGGCATCTCTCTCTCTCTCTCTCTCTCTCTCTCTCTCTCTTGCATGATTCATGCCAGCATTTTGGGGCTGCCTCGCTTTGTTGTTTGTTTCATCTTAAGCGGAACGTCTATTCGGGTAAACCCTGAACTGTCGGCAAATCTACAAAGTTACATATTTATTTTGTAAAAACTAAACATTTTGTTTGGAAATTTGTTGACACACTGTTAAACATGGTGTGTAATAAAAGCATCGCAACAAACGCGATGCCAGCAACAACCAAACAGGAGTGAAGCAAATGTCAAACATCAAAAAAGTGGCCAAACCAAAGGCCAGGATCGAGCTGCTGGAACCCGGTAACCCACTGTTCTGGGTTTCCCACTTTTTGGCCGAAGATCAGATCACTGTAGAGCTTGATGCCGTGTATACCGAGATGCACCGCCGGGGCCGCTCAGAGCTGACAACCTATGCGCTTTGCGCTGCGGCCTGCGAACAAAGTTTCAAAGTGAGAGATGTTGCCCGTACTCTGCGGGATCGCGGTCAACTGCTGTTTGCGTTTGCTGGCACAGCTGCGCTGCAAGGCGGTGCAGCATGAGCACCCACATCATGATCGACCTGGAGACGCTGGGCACCACGGCCGACGCGGTTATCTTGAGCATTGGCGCTGTGCGTTTCAGCTTGGAATCAGCCATCGTTTTTAAAGCTGATAACGAAACGTTTTATCGCTCGCTGATGATCGACTGCCAGCCTCGCCGAAAAATTTCAGAGAGCACGATAGTTTGGTGGATGAGCCAAAGTAAAGAGGCGCAGGCAGTGTTTTCTGAGCCCAAAATGACACTCTTTAATGCGTTGGCAGACCTGCAGGAATGGATCAACCACTCCAACCCCAATGTGTGGAGCAATGGTGCCGACTTTGATCTGCCCATGCTGGTCAATGCTTTTGACCAGGAAAGGCTGGTGCTTCCGTGGAAGCCCTATTCCGGGCGCTGCTACCGCACTTATAAAAACCTGCCGGGCGCGCGCGGTGTGAATGTGTTGCGCAAGGGTGAGCATCACAACGCGCTCGATGACGCGCTTTATCAGGCCGAGCATGTGTGCGCGATTCATTCGGCGTTGTTTATGCCCGCCAAAACCGACGCCCAGGCGGTGCCAGCATGACCACCCACCGCATCCTTAACGCCGCACTGGCTTTGTTTGTGGTTGCCGCCTGGATGTTTCTGGCTGCCAACTTCGACCGCGAAGTCATCGAGGGCGACGCGCGCCACCAGGCAGGCCTGAGCGCAGAGCTGCGCTTTGCCCGGGCCGCTGCTGCCCTGTGCGGCGGCGAGAACGCCAGCTGGGAGCTGCTGGGCGACGGCAGCATTCAATGCCGCACCAAGCGCGGCGCCAAGACCATCACCGCACAGGTGCAGCCATGAGCAAGCACTTACACGGCCCATCACGCGCACCAATGCTTGCGCTTGAGTCGCAGGGATTTGATGTGCGTGAGGTTTGGCTTACAAATACATATTACGACGGGATGATTGCCACCAAGCGCGCTGGACCTCATTGCATCGAGGTTTATATGGGGAATGCTGACGACGGAGAACATGGGGACTTACATTACCAGCCAGGTGTCTATTTAAACGGACTGCTTGTTGCACGCCTTGTTGAGTCGGTTGAAAAAGCTGCACGAATTGCCAATTTCCGCGCCTTGATGTGCAAAACCGGCATCGCCAAAGCCACCGGAGCCGCGTCATGACCAGCTGCTGCAACGAATACGGCGACTGCACCCAGGGCGCCACCTGCCCTGCCCGCACCGGCGTGGTACTGCCCCACCAGGCCGCACACGCACGCCGGGTGGCCGATGGTGGTGAGCAGGTGGCGCGCATCAAGTCAAGCCGGCCAAAGTGGCTCGATGGCAAGGGCACGCCGGTGCCACCCGAGGCGGGCAACTTCCAGATCATTGACTTGGGCCCGGAGGATGACGACGGCGAGCCTTTGAGCCGCGACGAGAACATGGCCCTGGTGCGCACCCTGCTGGGCTGGGCGCTGGCCGTGGCGGTGATGGTGGGCGGCGTGGCGCTGGCCGTGGGTTACGCCACAGAGGCGCACGCCGAGCTGCTGTGGGCGTTTTTGCAGGGGGTGGCGTGATGATTGTGCCCACCCGCCTTTACCTGGCCAACAAAACCAAGCCCGTGGCCCGCGTGGCGGCTGATGGCGTGTTTGGCCTGACCCTGCTCACCTGCCGCACCCGCGACGGCCGGGGCCGTGACGCCTGGCTGCTGCGCTGGTCAGGCCCGCAGGCGCAAGCCTTTTGGCAGCAAGACGGCACCGACCTGGTGCCGGGTGCCGAGCTGCTGGCTGATGTGAACTACGCCAGCCTGCGCCCATTTTCCGTGGGCGGGCGTATCGGCGGCGCCGAGATTCATGCCGAGGTGGCCGCCATTGTGGTCACGCATGTGCCCGGCCAGCGCGCGGCGTATGCGGCGGCGCAGTGCGCTATTCATTGCGATTTTGCAGCTTACTGAGCCTAAAAGATGCCAACTATTTTTATACAAGTGACCGACACCGAGCATGGTGTCAAGGTCGACGTGCAGGGCGACCTCGACGGCCTGAGTGATGCGGCTTATGTGGCGCGCGGCATGACGGTTTACGCCGGCGCGCTGTTTGTGTCGGCCCGCCCGGTGCTGCTGGCGGGTGATGCCGATCCGGTGCAACTGGCACGGCAGGGGGTTTAAATGACCAAAAGCACACATTACAACGAATCGCACCAGCAAGTTTTGCTGGCCCTTTTTGCGCAGGCCGACACCCCGCAAAGCCTGCTGGAGATCAGCACCAGCCTGGGCTGGTCTGACAGCATGACCAAGCGCTATGTGGCCGCGCTGCTGGGTGCCGACTTGATTGAGCTGGTGCGGTTTCGCAGCCGCGGCCAGCGCAGCCTGTACGGCCCCACCGGCATTGGCCGCAGCGTGGCCAATGGGCAAAGCCGCAGTTGGGCCGCGCGGGCGGGCACAGGCGTGCCGCCACCCACCTTCACCACGGCAGGTAGCGTGTACCAGCCGGACCAGCGCAGCTACTACCGCAACGACGGCAACACGCACATCGACAGCTATGGCGTGCGCTGCTGAAAAAGGCCCACCATGACCATTCAAACCACTTTCGCCAACGGCAACAACCCGTTCCAAGGCCTGGGCGCCCTGCCCTCTACGCAACCAAAAACCATCATGCAAAAACCTGCCAAGCCATCCAAACAGAAACCCAGACTCAAGGACGAGGACTACGCCACCGACTACAAGCCGCCGGTGACAGTGCCAGAGCTTGCAACCCAGCCAGAGCTTGCAACCAAGATTCGTTACGTTGATACCGGCGTTCTGAGCATTTGCAATGACCCGCTGCCTACTGGCAGGTCGATGAGCAAGGGTAAGTATGACGACATATTTCAAGCCTTGAAAGTGGGCCAGGCTGTCAAGTGCCAATCGCCTACAGTGAGCTTGATTCAGGGAGCCTTGCGCAAATTCATTCGGGTGCACGGCATGCAGAGCGTGGTGGTGCGCACTTGCAAAGATTATGGCGATGGCTTTGGGCGGGTTTGGATGTTGGCTGAGCCTGGGAAGGCCGGTAAGGTGGCGACATGAGCAAGCACACACCGGGGCCGTGGCATCTTAAAAAGGTTGAAAGCGATAGCGGACATATTGTTCATCTTTGTCCGGTTGGCGGTGACAACAACTACTCACTGCTGACCACCGTTGAACATGATGAAGTGATTTTTGCCGCTGTATTTGAAGGCGCTGACGCCCGCCTGATAGCCGCAGCACCTGATTTGCTTGCGGCGTTGCAACGACTCGCCAAAGCCATGTCAGTGCCTGCTTACGATGCTGAGCGACCCAATGCATTAAACCTGGCTCAAAAAGCCATTGCCAAAGCCACCGGAGAAGCCGCATGAAGGCGATCGACCTATTCGCCGGGGCTGGTGGGTTTTCTACTGGCGCCACCATGGCCGGGGTGCAGGTGGTGTGGGCCGCAAACCACTGGCCAGCCGCTGTGCAAGTGCATGCCAATAACCACCCGGCCACCTTGCACGTCTGCCAGGACTTGCAACAGGCCGATTGGGGTCTGGTGCCCGCGCATGATCTGCTGATGGCGTCACCCGCCTGCCAGGGCCACAGCCGGGCACGCGGCAAAGAGCGCGCACACCACGACGCCATGCGTGCCACGGCCTGGGCTGTTGTGTCGGCAGCGGAATGCCACCGGCCCGCGCTGGTGCTGATTGAGAATGTGCCCGAGTTTGCCAAGTGGGCGCTGTACCCGGCCTGGTGCACTGCCATGGGCGCGCTGGGTTATGCGCTGGCTCCGATGATTCTGGATGCTGCCGACCATGGCGTGCCCCAGCACCGGCGGCGCCTGTTTATTGCCGGCACACGCAGCAAGCACCCGGTCCAACTCGTCCTGCCGAGGCGTGAGCATGTGGGATCTGCCGAGATCATCAGCTTTGATGCAGGGCGCTGGTCAGTCATCAACAAGCCGGGCCGCAGTGCGGCCACACTGGCGCGCATCACCGAAGGCCGCAAAGCCCACGGCGGCCGGTTCCTGACCGCCTATTACGGCAATGAGACCGGCGGGCGCAGCATGGCGCGGCCCGTGGGCACCATCACCACACGCGACCGCTGGGCCGTGATCGACGGCGACCGCATGCGCATGTTGTCGGTGGACGAATGCCGCCAGGCAATGGGCTTCCCGGCCAGCTACCAACTACCCAGCCGGGCCAAGGACGCCATGCACATGCTGGGCAATGCCGTGGTGCCCGTGGTGGCCTGCGATGTCATCAACGCACTGAGGAAAGCCGCATGAGCAAGCACACACCGGGGCCATGGTCTGTTGGCGACCGTCCAGCAGGCGAATGGTGGCACATCTACGCCGGGAATCAATCTATCTGCACGGCACACGCTTGCAGCAAAAAACATACACCTGAATATGCCGCTATGTTTCGAGAAAATGCCGTCCTGATAGCCGCCGCGCCTGATTTGCTGGATGCGCTTTCGACGCTATGTTTCCGAATTGATCTTGAAGGCGCTTCACCGCTTGATTGGCCGTCTTATAAAACAGCCCTCAAAGTTATTGCCAAGGCCACAGGAGCCCCGGAATGAAATACTACAAACAAGTCACCCGCTACGGCCGCATCGCCGTCGGCCAGCAGGTCATGTTTTCAGCGGCCATTCTGGCGCCCACCAACAGCGCGCGGCCCCGTGGCTGCATGCGTGACCAGGTAACCGGCCAGATCATCCACCCCGACGAAACCATCAGCTTCGAGGCGCCAGGCACCGTGACCAATCTGATGACCGTCGAAAGCGGCTGCTGGGCCAGCATAGCGCTGGACGGCGGCGGCGCACTGCACAAGCACATTGACCACTACGGCGGCGGCGGTGGCAACTTTCACCACTTGCGCGTGCTGCGCGACGCACCGACACAAATGGAGATCACCGCATGAGCCCCCACGACCAAACCACGCTCACGGTCGAGCAGCTACTTAACCCCAATCAGCCGCCCGAGCGCATTTACAGCTGGCGCGACTCGCAGCTCAGCCTGGCGCGGCACTATGGCGGGTTGAAGTACCAGGGGCACGACTACCAGATCGACTACGCCGCAGACGGCCAGCCGCTGGTGCGTGTTGATGTGATTAAGCGCGAGGTGACCGAACTACAGCGCCTGCGCGGTGAGGCCAAGGTGTTGCGCGACTTGCTGACAGAGACCACCAGCGTCATGGAGTCGCTGATTGATGACACTGAGACCTGTGGCGAGAGTGCCTGCCAGATGGCCAGCCTCAAAGACAAGTGCATCGCGGCCATTGCGGGGGTGCCCGTATGAACCGCGCCCAACGCAGAGCCAGCCAACACAAGCGCGGCACCATCCGCCAGATGTACCGCATCGACCCCGTGGCCGGGCTGCGGCTGCTGGACCATGCGCGGCCGTATGAACCCGGCGAGATGGTGCCCGAGCATGTGCTGACGCGCGCCGCCTATGAGCGCCTGCGCACCGGCTGTGGTGATGAGGCCGACTTTGACCGGGTGAGCATGATGCTCAACATCGGCCTGGTACGCGCCGAAGACATTGACGCGCTGCTGGTCGAGACCATCCAGCGCGGCCAGCAGGCTTTTGTGCGCTGCAAAGACCGTTACCTGCGCGGGCTGGCGATGGGCTTTGATGCCCGGGGCCTGCAGGACGTGCCCGAGGCGCTGGACGTGTACGAGGCCATCGTCGACAAGTCCAGCCCGCAGCAACTCAAGCTGTCGATCCGCGAAGCCTACCGGCGCATCACCAATGGCGAGCTGCTGGAGGTGGCGGCATGAGCATTACCAACATTGGCGAAAACGAGCAGCGGCTTGCGCAGGCGGTGACTGAGGCCAACAGGATTATTGAGCGGCTGGTGAATGAGCGGGATGCACTGGCGGCCGAGCTTGCAAAGTGGACAGACGCGGACAGCAAGGCAGGCTGGATCAACGAGCTACGCGGCCATGCGCTTGCGGGGGCGGCGGCGGTGCAGGAGCTGGACCAATACAAAGTCGATTTGACTGAGGCGTTGATTGAGCATGATGCAGCAAGGCTTGAGCTTGCAACGTTGCAAGCTAAGGTTGCAAGCGTCCATAAAGCCAAAGGCCGCTATCACAGCCAGCTTGCAATGTGCGATCTTTATGAAGCGTGCGGCTTGCCCAATGTGCGGCCAATTTCAGGAGGGAAATCATGAAAGTACCAGTCGCAATGAGCCGGGATGACACCGTGCATGGCGTGTATTACTACAAAGCAGCCGAAGCTGATCTGATCATTGCGGCACTGGTGCAGGAGCGTGATGCAATCAGCAAGCTGCTGACAAACGCAGTCAACTACTGCAACGAGCTTGAGGAAAGCCGCAACACCTACCAAGTCGAAGCCGATAAGCTGGCAGCAGAGAACAAGACGCTCCGGGATGCGCTGGAAGATGTACACAACTGGTCGCCCGATGGATCAAACGCAAAGAACCTTGCCTGTGCAGCACTTGGAGTATCGCTATGACCTGTAAATGGACACGTATCAGCAAGCACACATGGGCTACGGCTTGCGGTGGCAAGGTCACTTTTTATCTCGGCAAACCGAGCGACCACGTTTGCACTTGCGGAAGGCAGGCAATATGAGCATCACCGCAATGAAACAGGCGCTTGAGGCGTTGGAAAACTTGCAAGGGCTTTGCTCTGAGGAAAGTGGCTTCATTGAGCAGGTAACGATTTGGACGCCAGAGGCAATTGATGATCTGCGCCAAGCCATCGAGCAGGCATGCACTTGCCCATCTGGTGATGGCTCGTTACGCTGGCCGTGTCTAGTGCACCCACCAACAGCACCAGCGCAAGGCTTGTTCACCGACATGATCCAGCAGCA